AACCACTACATTGACACGCGCAGAACTGAGAACCGCCGACCCTTTATCGACGGCCCTCATTTTGAAATGGCTTAGTCGTTTAGCTCACGCGGCTCGACCATAAACCAATCCCCAAAAGACATTGGCACCACCTTATTGTCTTGGCATTTGATGCAATATCTTTGATACTCTTCTTCAAGCAAGGTCCAATCCATTTGCCAATTAGTGGTGTCCATATTAAGCCTCTTTGGGTTTGGTGGTTAAAGCAAGTGAGACGTGGGTTTGTAACTCAAAGTCCAGTTTGCTAATTTGCTTTTCGTTGGCCTTGCCAATATCGGAAAGCTTTAGAATTTTATCCTCTTGCGACAATTTGCCGGACTCTTTGACTTTAGTACACAACCCCACTAGCTCGTTAACCCATTGGCCAGAATCCTTAAGGACGGCGTAGGTTCTATTGTTTGGCAGCATCAATGGTAAGCCCTGCGCTACTGGCTGCACATTGTCCAAAGCATTGCGTGGTCTGGCTTTTGAGGCAGCGTTGCCGTCGTCGTCCTCCGCTGCTATGCCACACGCCGCCATGATGCTGTAACGCCTAGCGTATGTCAGCGCGCTGCCGTATCCCTGCGGGTCTTGCTTTGCAGCGGGTACATGCAGCTTGCCACCGCGCAGGACCTCGCCACTTTCATGCATAAACACAGTCTCTACGGTCACTCCATCGAGGTCTGCTGATGTCTCTTGATAGACAGCAATGCCATTGTTTAGCAATGCATCATTGACTGCTTCGAGGCAGCCAGCAAGGTCAGCATACTTGCTTCTAAAGTGTGGATTGGTGCTGCTTTTTAAAGCAGGAGCAAACTCTTTTTTAGCAGCTACAAAAGCCGCGGCTATCTTGTTCATTTGATTTCCTTAATGGTTAGTGTTGACTGGCGAATTGAGTACGCCTCTTTTGCTGGTGTAATTTTTTCAGGCGAAGCCTTGTAGTGACGCATAGGCCAGCTAACTTTGTAGCGGCCAGCTTGCGCGCTGCTGAAGTCTTTCATAACCTTCTTAAGCTCAAGCTCATGGTGAGTAACCTGCCCGTCTAATATTTTCTTTTTGGCCTTAAGGTCAACAACGGCAGCGGCAATGGACTCAAAGTTTTCACCCAAATTAATGTCTGCGTCGTTGGCATCATCCCAGACTCGGTCTGCGTCCTTAGATGTTGCTGGCTCGTACCACTCGATCTCGCCTGTCTCTTTGTATGTAATAAGCCGGAGGTTAAAGTCTTCTGCTGTCTGCCAAATGGCTTCCTGTGTGGCCTCGTGTGGCTTGTACAGATAGATGCGTAGCTCAACGCCTGAATACAGCGTGCCAATAGCCGCCCACTGCAAACCTGTACACATCATCTGGCCTTGGACTTGCAAAGGGCCGCGGTACAGGGGCGGCGTGTCTTCTGGGTAGCCACGCGTCAACTTGGACTCTAAAATGCCGTCGCCACTGATCTCAATTTCGTCGCCGTCCATGACGTAAATGCCGTCAGCCGGATTGTGCTTGATCACCACGGTGCCATTTGGGCGGCCAATGCCATCAAGACTACAGGCCAACGGCAGATCTGCGTGAGCGTAGGCTTCCTCTGGAATGACCCACGACTCTAGGCCAAGGCGTTGGGCCATCACACCTAGAATTTTTTCTTCCAACAGGTTACCCCAGTCTGCTGCCTCGCCGGCCTCTGTGCGTGGATCTTGACCGTCTAAGGCGGTTACACAGAAATTTAGTGTGTCGTTAGGTGTAGACCATTTACTGTGTCCCATAACTGATGGCAGTTGTGAGCATGACAGGGTGGTATCTGATGTTAATTTTGGCATGGTGTGCTCCTAAGTACTCGTTGTTGACGGCCAGATTTGCCGGTTCTTGTTTCGCCAGTTGGCTCAATCAAACCCTTGCGGATTAAACTTGAGAACCGAGCGGTTACGCTGCTGTACGGTTTGCCTGGCAACGCAGCCAACACCTGATCCTGTATGCAGCCATTGGGGTGTAAGCAAACAACGTCGTAAACAATGCGCTCAAGCTTGGTGGTGTTTACATTCTTAGCGGCCTCCATTGATGTGTGAGGGTCTGTCCTGCGGTAAAGCTTACGCCAGTCGATGCCAAATAGTTTCATAGCTCTGCGTCCTTTCGGTACTCGCGTCGGTTGTTTGTCCAGCTAGGCACGTTAATAAAGTCCATGGCCCCGACACGCGCTGGCTTAATGTTTAATTCGGCAAAGTCGTAGGTGGGTCGGTCCATTAGTTTTGTGTAATCGCGTTTGGGCATAGATGGCACCTTGCGGCGGCCCTCTTGGTACCAATAAAACTCGCGGCCAAGGTCGGTTAAGCGAATGGTTAAATCGTCTATTTCAATCAAGCCCTTTTGGGCAGACGGCACAAGAGATTCAGAGCGCCAGTTAGCGCGGCTTTGGTTTGTTCGGTGGCTGATTGCGTACAGCCTGTCTATGTTAGACGCGCCATTAGCAATAAGGTGGGACAAAGCGCGGTGGACGTTGCCGTCGATTGGTGGCGCGTAACGCTGAAGTGGGTTGGTTGAGTAGGGCATAGTTACCTTGACAAATATTCAACGGTTCCGCCGGCTAAAACCAAGGCCAAGGCCAAAGCAAAAAGGCAGTCTAAAACAATGGCGCGAAGCTTAGATGCCGGCTTGCGCTCGATGGGTGGCTGGTAACGGTGGCTCATACAGATACCTCTAAAGGTTGGTTGTCGGAATGCGTAAACAAAGCCAAGGTAAACACTTGGCCATTCTGGTGCGTGATCAAAATGTCGCGTGTTGTTAACTCATAATCTTGGCCATTGCTTGAATGGGTTACGGTAGGGCCAAGCTCTACTTTTGTAACGTTGTGTATTGAAAGATCGACGGACATAAATTTCTCCTGAAAGGGGCCGAAGCCCCGGTGGCAAAGATTAAAAGTTGTAGTCGTAAAAGCGATGGGGCTGGTCTGCCACGACAAACCTAGAGCCACAGGCTGATTTCCAACCGTTTTTACCAAGGCGAATGCGAATGATTGGCTTAGACACGTCGCTGGTGATAAACCATTTTTGGTCGCGTTGGTTTTCGCAGTGGCCAGAAAAGCCGCCGGGGACAAACTTAAGTTCGACGCTGGGGTCGCGCTCTGAAGCCATCTTGCGGACTTCAAGGGTTTTACCGCTGATTGCGCGGATAACCTCAAAGGGTTCTACGTCAGAGTAACCGTGGCGGTTTGCGTATTGCTGTGTCATTTTGATCTCCTAGTGGATGATTTAAAAACAGGGTGACTGATATCGCCCTGAAATCAATTACGCCATAAATAAAAGGGTAGCGGTATAGGGGTTTACACTGATACGTTGCTTTCATGCAGATATCTATAATCCAAACCATGATCGATAAACCTATTGCCATCCTTGTGCGGGTACGTCCTGCGGCCAAAGAACTACTGATGCGTGCAGCCAGAGAGCAGCGCAGGTCGCAAGCCAGTCTAGTTGAGGAGTTGATTGTCTCTCACCTTGGCCAGTACAGCGACGTGCAAGACCGTCTTAGCGCCATGATCAACCAGAGCGGTTACCACTATGACACCACAAGCCGCTAAAGCCTTGCTTGACCGCGTCAGGGATGGTGACATTTACAGCGCATTTGTCATCAATAAAGCCCTGTACATGACAGGCGACCTATCAGATATCGAATTGGAGCAGCATGGCATTCACAGTGGAATTTGTAGCGTTTGGGGTGCCAGTCCCCAAGGGCAGGCCAAGGTTTTCTCGCAGGGGCAGCCACATACACACCTACACACCAGAAAAGACCAAGTCGTGGGAAGCTGAGGTGGCCGACGCAGCGCGTGACGCAATGGGCAGCAGCGCGCCGGTTGAGTGGCCGGTGGCCGTTGGCATTGTGGTGGTGTTGCCAATAGCTAAGTCGTGGTCCAAGAAAAAGACGCAGGAAGCGTTAGAGGGCCGCACTCTACCTACCAATAAGCAAGACTTAGACAACCACGCTAAGAGCATCCTAGACGCCTGCAATGGCATTCTGTACACGGATGATGGCCAAGTTGTTAGCCTGCACGTCAGCAAACGCTACGGCATGCACCCTTGCGTAGAGGTGACCATGATCGAGGTCGTTTTTTAGGTATACTAGTTTGAAACACGGCTAGGTCTGAAGTCATGAGCAGACCAAAAAGCGAACTCCCCGCCTGCTGTCGTTTCTTTTTTGGGAGTTACGCGGAGATGCTTTATGCACTACTACACGTTTCACATTGGCGACTACACGTCGCACACAAGCCATCTTGATGAGATGGAAGACTTAGCCTACAGGCGTTTGCTTGACGCCTACTATTTGCATGAGCAGCCGTTGCCCCTCAACGTGCAAGAGCTTGCAAGGCTCATACGCATGCGTTCGCATAGCGATTGCATAGCAGTCGTTTTGGATGAGTTCTTTGAGCAGACTGATGCGGGCTGGGTGTCTACTCGCGCAGACCAAGAGATCGCCAGAATGGTTGAAAAGTCTAGCAAGGCGTCCGTGTCTGCCAAAATGAGGTGGGAAAAAGTAAAGGGTGATGCAAGCGCAATGCGAACGCATAGCGAAGGCAATGCTACCAATACCCAATACCCAATACCCAAGACCCATAAACCAGTTAAAGACAACTTTACGCCTGAAGGCGTCTCTCAATCTGTTTGGCAAGAGTTTGTTGAGCACCGCAAGCGCAAGAAAGCACGCGTAAGCAAGCTGGTAATTACCGGCATACAACGCGAGGCAGAGAAAGCTGGCTGGACTCTTGAGCAAGCGCTGTCTGAGACGGTAGTCCGGGGCTGGGCCTCATTTAAAGCCGAGTGGGTCGTTGAGAAGAAAAACTATACCCAGCAGGCCGCTGACATTGCTCGGTCTACAGTGCCATCCAAGCCGGGGATTGACCCTGTGCTGGCCAGAATCAATCAAGACCGTGAGGCTGCCAAGCCCATGCCCGAGCATATACGCGCTCAGATCAAACAAGCATTGGGGAAATGATGCGCAAAAAGAGCAAGTACAAACCAAAACCAATGTTGGCCAACCCACTGGCCTTTGTGGTGGAAAGCGTAACCCCAGTGGCCCAGCACGAAGGCTCTCTGCTGACGTTGAAATTGAAGAATCACAACGCTTTGGCCATGCTTGTTAAAGGTCAAGCTGGGCGCAAAGAGCTAGACGTGCTCATAAACGCCTTGAATACCACCGAAGCGCTCGTTTTAATGGACTTTGGTACAGAGTATGCCTGCACAGTTAAAAACGGCTTAGACGCGCTTCTGGAGGTTTGTAAACGCGGCATGCGCGCAGACCGTTATGTCCTAAAGGCTGCTGAGATGCAAGCGCTGAATGAAGCGATGGAGTTGCACGATAGGCAACTGGAGATTGTTACGGTGGGTGAGTTGGACAGGTCCCAGCGCCTTGTTCGTGATGTACTGAAATTGAAAAAAGCAAAAGTTATCAACGATAAGGAGAATGTGAGATGACAAAGCAAGAGATGATGGAAGACGGTACACAGTACTGTTGCTACTGCGGACAAGAGAAGGTGCGGTTTCACTGTTGCGGTGAGAATCACTTTCAAACATTTGCTCAGATGTCTGCCGATGAGCAAGATGAATTTCTTCAAGATGGAGAAGAACAAATGAGTGAAAACCACGTTTCCGTCAAAGATGTGTATAAAGGTGCCCCGCCGGAAACACAGAAGCCTTGGGTTGGGCTGACACCAGAAGACTACGACTCAATGCGTCCCCGTGTGCCTGACATCGTAAATGACTTTACGTTCGCTGATGTTGCAGCAATTGTCGAAGAAAAGCTCAAGGAGAAGAACAAATGAACATAGAAAAAGTTATTGAACTGGCGCGTGACGCAAAGCTACCGCACTACTACCAGACAAATGAAATTAATCTAGACGCGCTTGAAAGCTTTGCTAAGTTGGTCGGGCGCTATGCGGTAAAGGTAGAGCGTGAGGCGTGTGCAAAGGTGTGTGACGAAATCGTGGCCCGTTACAGACACGCAGACGATGCTCCTGAGATGGTTGCCGCAGATACATTTGAGCCTGACTGGGTGAATTATCGACAGGGTTTAAAAGACGGAGCAAAAGCTGAGCGTGAGTGGGTTGGGCTGACGGATGAGGAAGTTGATCAAGCGCATCACTACATGGGCGGCACATGGTCAACCACGCAACTGGTGCGACACATCGAAGCCAAACTCAAGGAGAAGAACAATGGCTAAGCTAATTGACTTCCCTGTTGGCCTAGATGCAGGCGAGTCTCGCCTTGACCTTGACCCAGACGAGGCGCTCACTGGAGCAGTGGGCAAGCTAACGGAAGTGGTCATTGTTGGCTACGAAGCTGACGGTAGTTTTTATTTTGCAAGCACCCGAGCAAATGGGCCTGATGTGCTTTGGCTACTTAAACAAGCCGAGCAGCGTCTGCTGGCTATTGAACG